GCCGAACATGCGGAGCTCACCATTACAGGCGGAGGAAACATCGTGTAGGATACGATGGTCTTACCTCGGATGTTGTTTTGTCTCAACCGCGACTCGTAAGGAGCAGGCTGAGAAGAAGCACTCCGGAGTGTGTGACAGCACCGCTGAGGGTCTGGTCGTTGCCAGTCCCTCGGGAGGGTCCTCGCAAGAGGATCAGCCTGGACTGCCCCGGGGTGGGGTGGTCCACCAACGCCAGGGTATCGCGAACCCTGGGGAGAATGGTGGAAATGCCTCTTCTACCAGTAGTTCTTCTTCTTCTATTTCTCCTTTTTCTGTACCTGTAGTTTCTAATTTATTCAAATCTTCTTCTTCTTTCTCAGATGGTATGGGCGAGTACTGTCGTACTTGCCCTGCAACAGCATATGCTAATGGACTCTGTTTCCAATGCAACGTCGATGCGTCGCTGAAAGCGTGCGGTAACCGCACCTTGGCGGAGATACGCACGGCCCTACTGCGTGGTGGTGTGGAACAAAACCCCGGTATGACCTCGAATGTCGATGTGAAGAGCTATGCTGCTGCGGCTGCAAAGCCCCCCGCGGATGTACAGACCGCGTCAATCGCCGCACCGCTTCCAGCGCAGCGAATCGTGTCACAGGAGCCTGTTCGGGCAGTGTCTGATCCTGTGAATAATCGTCAAAAACCCGATGGCCGGCATTCAGCGGCCACCCCGGTACCTACGCCGGGAAGGAGCTCCTCAGATGGCGGAGGAGTTCATCGTCCTCGCCCACCACAGGGCAACCGCGGGAAGTCTAAGAATGGTGTGACTCCTGCGTTGATGGGGCAAATGTCGAAGACGCTTGGTGCTGTGGACGCCGCTGCAGAGCGGAGCAAAGAGCGATTCGATGAGTTGGAGAAAATGATCCGGGAGACTAGGACTCTCGTAGAGAACAATGGCTTTACGGAGGATGCAACAGTGTATCTGCTGCCCTCGGTGTGCGAACCTCAAAGTCGCACTACCTTTCAGCTGAATGGTCTCGCGAGTAAGATGGATAAGATCTTCGCAACTGCGAAGATGCTTAAGTGCCTCCAGGATGGTTACGCGAGCACGGCCTTCAATGTGGCCAGCTCATGTCTGAACATCTTCAAACCGATGTCCTGGATATCGCAGCAAATTGATTCAACGTATGCGCGTGTCCGTGTGGTCTCTATTGGGGATATTCTCTCATTGCCAGGTGACGATGTGCGCGTTTCCTCTCAATTGCCCTCACAGTTACGGTATAGAAACCCGAGCATCTACACTGTGACTTTCGATGTTCAAGGCAACTACCTTCAGTTGCCAGTCTCGGCTGTGGGTGTCAGATTGTTGCTGAATCAGTACCACGGGAAGACAGCGAATGAGGATGCAGCAGGCCAGTTTTTGAGCCGCTGCTCTTCGCTGAATTTGACTGCGATGACGACTCGTGTTATTAACAACGAGAATGTCTACTATGGAACCATCTTGTACTACAATGAGTGGGCTGCCCAGATGGCGGTCTATTTTTTGGAGACAGCGACGGACGCTCAACTCGCGGCGCTCCCTACTGCAGAAGTTACTGTACAGGGTATCTCGCCCGTGAGCAGTCCGTCGGATGGCCACAGGGATTTAAGCCAAGTCTTCGCATCGATCGTTGCGCCAGTGACCGTGGTCGCTTCCGTAGGCCTGTTCAACGCAGCCTGGGTTGTCACGTCGCTGGTGTTGCTCTTCCCATGGCAGACCGTGTTGATCTTATTGGCCTTATCAGCGGCATTCGACAGCGCTTCGGCCGGCAGCCTCCGCAACGCAAATTGGGCGTACTTAGGCGCCTTCGCAGCTTCGTGCGCAACTTCCTTATTACACATGTCGCTCCTCTACCTGAGGACGCTGATATTGGATTTGAGAAGTGGTTGGAAAACGCACCTTATACTATTGAGCGAAAGCTTGAGCTGCGGCGTGTTTTCGAGGATCACCCTGTGCTCACTCGTCGTGATTATCGCTGTAAGAGCTTTGCAAAGCTTGAGTGTTATGACGAGTACAAGCATGTCCGACTCATTAACTCGCGATCGGATGCGTTCAAAGTACACACAGGGCCCTTCTTTTCTGCGGTTGAGCATTCGATTTTTGATCCCTCTACTTTCATTGGCCGTTATTTTATCAAGCGCATACCTGTTGCGGACAGGCCTGCCTGGTTGGAAGAACGCCTCGGCCATGACGGTAGTCTCTACACCGCCTCTGATTTCAGTGCTTTCGAGTCTCTCATCGAGCCTGACATCTTTCGTGCAGTCGAGTTCCAGCTCTATGCCCACATGGCTAAGCGGCTGGGTGCACGAGGGGCAGTCCTTACTCACATCACTCGAGCCCTCGCCGGGACAAATCGGTGCAATTTTGCGGACATCCGCGTCAAGGTTGACGGGTGTAGAATGTCCGGAGACATGTGCACATCTCTCGGGAACGGCTTCACAAACCTTATGCTCTGGCTGTTCCTATGCCACGAGAAGCATCTGGTGGCTGACGGAGTGGTGGAGGGTGATGACGGCATTTTTCGCGTTGTTGATCACAATGGCAGTCCTGCTTGTGTCACAGCCGCGGATTTTGCAAGCCTGGGCTTCCGTGCGAAGCTCGTTTCGTCCCAAAACCTTGGGCAGGCCGGCTTCTGTAAGCTATACTACTCCGACGTTGCGAAGGAGAACATTGTCGACCCCGGGTCGACTATAGCTGGGCTGGGATGGACGCATTCCTCACTAATGCACTGCGCGCCGGACAAACTAGATATGCTGCTGAGAGCGAAGGCTGACTCGCTCTTGTCAATGTATCCAAGATGTCCGATCGTCACCGCATGCGGTCTAATGGTTAGACGCTGTCTCGGTGATGGTGAGCGGCGATATGAAGGTGTTGGTGGGCGACAGAGTTGGTGGGAACGGTATCTTGCTGAGAACTGTTCGGTTGACGACGGGCGCATTTCAAGAGGGGTGCCCGAAGAGTCGCGGACAGTGATGTATGAGATTTTCGGCATCACACCCAACTACCAGCGAGCTGTCGAGAGGTATTTTAATTCCGTTACCAAGTTAGGTGTTCTTGATTTCGGAATACTCAGTCCGCTCATGCGTCCCACATGGACGGACTACTATAATAAACACTGCTACACGTTTGGTGCAGGGACGATGGACACATGGCCAGGGTTGGGCTAGGTCAGTCAACGTGTGCGTTTGTGTCACCGGCGATAAGGGCGCCGGCATATAAATGATAAAAG